GTTCCATTACTGGATTGGGTTCAGGTGTGGCGACTGCTTTGGCAGTCAATGTAGGCTCTGCTGGTGCTTTTGTGACGTTCAATGGCGCGTTAGGTACACCAAGTTCTGGTACTGTTACAAATCTAACGGGTACTGCATCAATTAACATTAACGGTACTGTTGGTGCTACAACGCCTACAACAGGAAACTTTACAACTGTTACTGCCACCACAGGCATCTCTGGCGGGACTTTCTAAGGAAAAATTATGGCTGCAACGAACTTCACACCAATTCAACTTTACTTTTCAACGACTGCATCTGCCGTGCCTTTGGCGGCAAATCTTGCGCAAGGTGAATTGGCAATCAACATCACCGACGGCAAGCTGTATTACGAGGACAACGCAGGCGTTGTGCAGGTAATTGCAACCAAGGGTGCTGGCACGATTGGCGGCTCAAACACGCAAATCCAGTACAACAACGCAGGCGCGTTGGCTGGTAACGCGGCCATGACGTTCAACAGCGCCACAAGCACCACCACGCTGACCACGCTGAACCTCACCAATGCCCTTGGCGCGACCTTTGGCGGTACTGCGCAGTCTTCTTATACCCAAGGTGACATCCTTTACTCTTCGGCCACTAACACGCTTGCCAAGCTTGGCATTGGCACAGTCAACTTCATTTTGACGTCAACTGGTTCGGTTCCACAATGGGTGGCTCCTACAAGCATTACCGTACAGACGGCCAACAACCTTGCTGGCGGAGCTGCTGGGTCGGTTCCTTACCAGTCCGCCGTTGATACGACCACGTTCTTGGCCATCGGGGCTGCAAACCGCGTCATGACCTCCACAGGCTCTGCGCCTCAATGGGTGACGTCCCTGACGTCCCTGACGGGCGTTTCCAGCTCTTCGATCACCAACACCAGCCTGACCTCTGGTCGAGTGGTTTTCAGCGGCGCAAGCGGCGTCCAGACCGACTCTGCAAACTTGACCTTTAACGGTACGACTTTGTCGGCCACGGGCTTCTCAACAACTGGCCTGAGCACCTTGGTCCAGACCGTCACAATTGGCAACAGCAACTTCAATGGTGCTGCTGTTTTTGCACCCACGACTCCTGCCAAGCTGTACATTGGCACTGGAACGGTGACTGATACCACTTCGGCGATTGGTGCAACCAACGCAACTGGTGCTATCAGCTCTTTGGCCATCACGCCAATTGCTGCAACCAACACCACGGTTACCTACACCAACGCGGCGACCCTGTACATTGCAGGCGCACCAAGCGCTGGCACAAACATCACGATCACCAACCCATACTCGCTGTATGTGGCCGCTGGCACTTCTTACTTTGGTGGTGCTGTGGATGTGGCAGGTAATGCAACATTTGGTAGCTTGGGAGCAGGTCGAGTTGTCTACACAAGCACAGGCGGTCTTTTAGCAAGCAGTAGCAATTTGACGTATGCTGGAACTGATTTAGCCAACTCTAATGGCGACATCATTATTGGTAATAACCCAAGTGTTACGACACGAATGTTCCGCGCTATTGAGGTTGGAGCATCTGGCAACAACGCAGGTATTGCCTTTGGTAATACTGGCGGGAAAGGGGCTATTTACGGTCAGTCAGGCTCTGCTAACTTATCTATTGTCAGCGGCAATAGCGGAGCGATAGCGTTTGGTTATTCGACTGGTAACGCTGACGCATCTGCAAACTTCCTTTCTTTGGGCGCTTGGACAACCACTGGATTGGGTATAGGTACTGCTACACCGGGCGTTAAGGTTGATATTGTTTCTGCTAACAATACCTCGCTTGCTTCTGTGTTGCGGGTCAACAGCAACAATGTAGCGGTAAGTACCAGCATTGCTTATGACGGTCTGGTTGGCTCTGGTGAATTTGAGCTTCGTACAAGTTCCGCTTCTGCTCTTAAATTTGGAACCAACGCAACAGAACGAGCCCGTATCGACTCCAGCGGTAACTTGATTGTTGGAGGCACTTCGCCAACGGGTCGTCTTACGGTAGCCGATAGCACGACTTCTGTTTTAACCCTTCGCGCAACATCGGCGGTTGATGCTGATGGTCGTGTTATTGGAACCTTAAACTTTCAAGAACCTGAAGGAACAGGTGACGGCACATTGGCTATTGAAGCGGCAATTAGCGGCCTACGAAGCGGCACGGATTCTTTTAATAGCGGTGGTCGTCTTGCTTTTTACACCAGACCATTTAACGGCGCACTCACCCAAGCAATGACGCTTGATGCTAGTGGGAATTTGGGGGTGGGTGTTACATCGCCATTATCAAGAATTGATGCTCGTGCCGCAAGTGCGACTATTGATAACTACCAACAAATCCAAGCAATTACTACAAATTCTGCGGCTATCAACCTTGGTGGTGGTATTGGTCTTGGTGGCTACTACTCTGGAACAGCGGCGGTTGCAATATTTGGAAACGTTACTGGTCGCAAAGAAAATGCTACAGATGGAAACTTTAGTGGATATTTAGCATTTGGAACTAACAACAACTCTACTGGTATTGTGGAACGAGCCCGTATTGACTCCAGCGGTAACATGGGTATTGGTACTACTACCCCTAGCAGTAGACTTGAGATTGTTGGCGTAAATCCAAAATTAACAATCAATGCAAATGACATTGTAAATGGAAGAACTGCCACACTAAGTTTAATTTCTGGTACAAGTGCCGACCCCACTAGCCTTTGCCAAATTATGTATGGTGCGAGCAATTCAACAACTGCCGGAACTTTAGTTTTTGTTGAGGGTGATGGTACGACACAACGGATGCGTATTACACCTGCTGGCGAAGTAGTTATCAACAATACAGTCGCCTATAACTCCGCAAGACTTGCAGTTGCTGGTGACCTTGAGGCTCGTGGAAGCATGAAGTCTTACCAATCGACTAGAGGCGGTTTAGCAATTGGAGCATCGGTAGATTTATTCTCAATACCAGCGGGTTCTTTTGGCACGGGTATTAGTATGATTGCCTATGTCGAGCAACGAGACGATAACATCGGCGCTTTGTCTAACTATCAATTTAGCATCACTGGCTGGGGTGGCTCTGGCGTAACCGTCAATGTTGCCAGCAATCAAGGTTATGGCGCTGGTTCTCCATTAACTGTAAGCACTGGCACTTCTGGCGGCAGTGCGTTTGTCACCCTCACAAATGCTTCTGGTAGGACATCCACTTCATTGACTATGGTTGTTATCGTACTTCTATCGTACCCGTCAATTACTTGGGGCTGGTAATTTTTTAATTTCTTTAAGGAAAAATCATGACAACAATCGCATGGACAATTGATTGGATGGAAACATCCACACAGGTAATCGACGGCTATTCACAGGTGGTATTGAGTGCTGGATGGCGCTGTACTGGCACGGATGTGGTTCCACCCCCAGCAGGCAGTGCCGAGACTGTACAGCCTACTGTTTATACAGCATCAAACTACGGTGTATCAACATTCCCTATTCCAGCAACAGGTGGCTCATTTACACCCTACGACCAACTTACACAACAGCAGGTGGTTGGTTGGTGTTGGGACACAGGGGTTGATCAGGTCGCTACTGAAGCCGCAATTACTGCCAATATTGACGCCCAGCTTAACCCAACAGAAGTGCAATTGCCTTTGCCTTGGGCTGCGGCATAATTGAATGAGGGCAAACCGCTGGCCCAAACAGCGGAAATTACACGGAGAGTATTTCATGCAAAAAATTGCACTTTCAACTGAGCTGGTCAACGCAATCCTGCAATATTTGGGCAACCAAAAGTTTTTGGATGTGGCGCAACTGATCAACAGCATTCAGCAAGAAGCACAAGCTCAAGTTGCACCCGCAGCGCCAGCCGACGCACCTGCTGCTGAGTAAACGTCAAGTTGAGCGGAAATTACTTCATGGAACCCATACACGAACTTGCCACTGAAACCGACAAGCGTTTAAGTGTTCATGAGGCGATTTGCGCTCAACGATATGAGGGCATTCAAGCCCGCTTTGACGATGGTTCCAAGCGCATGACCAAGATTGAGTACTTGCTGTACATCGTGATCTTGGCTGTGCTGCTTGGCCCCGGTGTTGCGGCTGAAATGGTCAAGAAAGTGTTCGGACTATGAATTGGTCCGACGTCCTCAAAGCCGTCATCCCTATCGTGGTGATGTCACTGGCTTGGCTGCTTGGCCAAGTCAACAGCTTTTCTGAGCGACTGACAAAAATTGAGGGCAGCATGCCAGCCCTAATCACTAAAGAAGGCATCCCAACCGATTCTCCAATTTCAGCCGAACGTAGGGCGGTTCTCAAAGAACAGTTGATGAGCCACATCAACGAGTTGCAAGTCAAAGTCAGGCTCCTTGAAGAGCGCGAAAAAATGGTGAAAAAATGATCCCAATCGTTGCCACACTCCTTGGGACCCTTGCTGAAAACGGCTTGGGTCTTTTGTCTTCTGCGATCCAAGCCAAGGGCAAGCAGGTTGTCGAGCAGACGCTTGGCGTCAAGATCTCCGACACGCCAAGCCCTGAAGAGGTCAGCAAGCTGCGTCAGCTTCAATACGACCATGAAGAGCGCTTGCTCGAGCTTGGCATCGAGAAAGCCCGCTTGGAGCAGGAAGAACTCAAAGCCTTGCTGGCGGCCCAAGCCAACCAAGAAAACAACATCACCGACCGTTGGAAGTCCGACATGGCCTCCGACTCGTGGCTGTCCAAAAACGTGCGCCCCGGCACGCTGGTCTACATCCTGACGGCTTATTTGCTGTTTGCGTTGCTTGACGGCGCGGGGTACAAGATTTCCGAATCCTATGTCCAACTGCTGGGCCAGTGGGGCATGCTGGTCATGACGGCCTACTTCGGTGGCCGCACGGTCGAGAAGGTCATGGAAATGCGCAAGGGGGGTGATAAATGAGCCTCAGCCAAGAACAAGCCGCGTTCCTTTTGGACGCCTGCAAGCTGATTCAGTACGCCACTGAGCAGGGCTTTGTGGTCACTGGTGGAGAGTTGGCCCGCACACCTGAACAACAAGCCTTGCACGTCAAGGCTGGCCGATCCAAGACCATGAATTCCATCCACCTCAAACGCTGTGCCATCGACTTGAACTTCTTCAAGGATGGGCAGATAATATGGGACAAGGGAATTCTTGCGCCTTTGGGTGCATTTTGGGAGTCTTTACACCCCAAAAATCGTTGGGGAGGCAACTTCAAGTCGCTGGTCGATTGCCCGCACTTTGAACGCAACGTCGGATAACGGAGAAGAAAATGACAGTCGCAGCCGTAATGACGTATGACTCGTTGGTCAACGACATCCAGACCTATCTGGAGCGTACTGATCAACAGACATTGGACAAAATTCCGCAGTTCATTATGTTGGCGGAGCAGATCATTGCGTCTGAGATCAAATTCCTCGGCAACCTCTCTGTGGTCACAAGCAACATGGTCACCTCAGAAAACATCATCCCCAAGCCTGCGCGGTGGCGCAAGACGGTATCCATGAACGTGACCGTGGCAGGCGTTCGTCAGCCCGTGCTGCTGCGCACCTACGAATACATCCGCGAATACTGGCCAAATCCAACGTCAACAGACGTGCCCTTGTTCTTTTGCGACTACGACTACGAGCACTGGCTGGTTGGTCCAACGCCAGCGGCTGGATATGCTTACGAGGTTTTGTATTACCAACGGGTCCAGCCTTTGGATACATCAAACCAATCAAACTGGTTCACACAGTATGCCCCGCAGGCGATGCTGTACGGCACTTTGCTGCAAGCCATGCCGTTCCTCAAGAACGACGAGCGCATGCCCATGTGGCAAAGTAATTACGACAAAATCATTGAAGTCCTGAAGGTAGAGAACGTCACACGCGGTGCTGATCGTCAGGCGATTGCGAGGGATTCATGAGCTTCACCAGTCCATTCACAGGTCAGGTAATTCAACCAACCGACGTCTCGTACCGCAGCATCACGCTTGCCGCCGACTCAACGCTTTCTTGGCCAATCAATGGCAGCGTTACCGACAACGCAGCCGCACGAGTTATGGACGTCACGTCGCTCTCGAGCGGCTTGGTGCTTACTGGAGTGACCGTCACGGGCACAAACGGTCAATGCTCTTGCACCACGACCCCAAGCTTGTTTGTTGGCCAAGCAATCGTTGTCACTGGAGTTTCCACGGGAACTTCAGGTGGCATCACTACGGGCAATACCTACTACATCATTGCCACCAACGGGTCTACGACGTTCACGCTGTCGGCCACCTTGGGTGGGGCTGCGGTGGCCACCACGGCTGGCACAACCACTGGCCTGACCTTTACGTTGGATGCCTTTACTTTGGACATGCCGCCTGCAAATCAGGCGTCTGTCGGTATTGATGCCTTGTTTCGCAACGTCGGCTCCTACACTTTTACCGTCAGAACTTACACTGGCGGCACGATCGTTACGATTGCCCCCGGCGAGGCCAAGTACATTTACCTCACCAGCAACGCCAACACGGCGGGCACATGGGGCCTCATAGCCTTTGGCGTAGGCACATCAAACGTCGATGCGGCCACCCTTGCTGGGTTCGGCCTCAAGGCTATTTCAAACACTTTAAATGCGGCCAACAACGTCGTTACGTTTGCCTCGAATTACACCGCACTAAACACCGACCGCGCATCAACTCATGTTTGGACTGGTGGTTCAGGTACGTTGACCCTGACCTCGGCTGTCACGTTGGGCAACGATTGGTACATGATGGTCCGCAACGGCGGATCTGGAACTTTGACCATTTCCCCATCTGGTGGCATTCAGATCAACGGCGCATCCACAATTTCCTTGCAGCC